CTCTAAATGTTCCTTTGATATCTAAGAGAGATAAAGTTTGTGAAGTAACCGATGTTCCTCCTCCATCAATTCTTATGAACCCCCTTGCGCCAGACTGTTTACCTACAATTAGTGATCCCGCAGTAATAGTAGCACTGGCAGTCAAACGCAACTTAGTAATCATAGAAACATCAAAAAGGAAAACCTTATAGATATCATCTACTTGACCACCACTAGTTCCTTCTATAGTATTGACTCCTGGATTTTCGAACTCATATGATGCTATACGAGCAAAACCTATAGTGTCTCCATTTGTGGCACCTGGAGTAGCGTTAAAACTATCAGTTAGTGTAACAATTTGATATGAAGAAGAAACATTGGATCCTGTTACTTCTGGAAGTCCAAATTTAGGCATAACTCTAACATAGTTGCCTAGTTCGAATGGAATGATTATATTTGACTGTTTTTCAGTTGTTCTTGGTTTTGGAACATCTAAGTACCTTGGTGTTGTTGTAGTAATTGGATATCCTTTTAAATATGCTTTACCTGGTGAAACCTGAATAGCAAATAAATTTTCGTTTGCTTTTACTTTAGTATCTTGTGTAATCTCACCAGCAGCATATACACCATTATTAAATCCATCGTTTAAACATTCTCTAACGGAAATTTCAAATGGAGTGATCATGAAATCGCCATTAGTATCATATGTTCTTCTTGCTAGTTCTTTTTCAATTTCATTATACGCTGATCTTTCAACTTTAGATTGAACTTTTCCATCTTTGATTCTCATCAATTCTATAAAGTTTTTATCTGCATCATCATTAATATCTTTTTTGATCAGAGTTGCTTTAATTTTAAATCTATGGGCACCAGGAGCAGCATAGTTTGAAGATCCAGTGGCATTATCATTTAATCCTTGATCATCTTCTGGGGTAATAATAGATTCTGAAATTTCTAATCCAACTCTATATGTTGGATTTCGTGAATACTGTTCAAGAATTATATATTGGGAAGGAACATCTACAAAATAACCTCTAATAAAATAAACACCTTGATTGACATATCCAACCGACGCTACTCCTACTGCATCGGTTGGAATCAATTGGGCAAAAGGTGTACCTATTTCTAAAAGTGTAGTTCCATAGGTAATATCCTTATCAGATAAAAGTTGCTCATTGTTTAGAAATGTAAGAATATCTTTATTAGTACCACCAGATTCTGTGTACTTTAGATATACACTAATAAACCCTCTGTCGGATTCTGATGCTGGGATTGTATATAATACCTTTGCTTTTACTCCAGTTGTAGAACCAGTAATAGTTGCACCTGTTAATTGATTTCTATAAAGTTCTACATCAGATCCAAGAAAGCTAGACTGGATTAAAATTACGTCAACATTATTGTCAAATCCAACTTGTCCTGGAATGACCATTGCCCCATCTTTGAAAAAATGAGTTCCCATGCTTTCGATCTGATTCTGCATGATCGTCTGCATTGTTGTGAGTTCTCTTGCTTGGATTGGAAATCCTGGACGATAAAGAACTTTATAGAAATTCTTAAATTTATCAAAATCGTCGTAGTAAGGAGAAACGTTGAGGTTAGTATTCTGGGGCATTTTTTTACTCTTATCCTAAATTATTAGAACTCAATAACAATTTTAATATCTTCGATTTGATCGTTTGCACGAGAAATCGCTCTTCTATTATCTATATAGATGACTTGTCCACTGTCCTTTTGGACTTCAGAGAATGCATATCCAGCAGTAAATTTCATGCCTAGATCATACTCTGTGTTATTAATAACCCTTGTAGACGTTCCTGGAACTGCTGGGAAATTAACATCTGGTTCTGCAGTAGCACCAGAAGATAATCCCGTAATAATATTACTTCCACTGAATTGATTCAAAGAACCTGTAATTTCTGGGAAAATACCATCAATTTTATTTTGATAGTACTTCAAAACTTTTGTAGTAGTGTTCCAAGAAATTACTCTACCCCTTGATGTAATTGATTGACCACCAACACTTTTGACTTGTGTAATAATTTCATCTGGCACATAACTTCCTTGGAATGTTGGTGCAAAAATAATTGCTTTAGTTGAACTTAAGGTTAAATCAGATGTTAATTCTGTAGTATTAAATTTCTTAGGATTCAAAATTAATCCAATTCTTCTATAATCATTATCAATTGGAAAGTCGCCAGAACCTTCAGAGTATGATAATTTAGCATTAACCATTACTCTGAATCCACCAAGTTCATAGGGACTGTCATAACCATGTCCGTTTTGTGGAGGAATAATTACATCAATAACTCCACCACTGCCTGTTCCGATTCCATTGATTGAATCAACCACAATCTTTCCAAAGGTATAACCAGTGCCTCCAGAAGTTACCGTGGCATTTACAATTTTACCGCCATCAACAACAATTGAGACTCTTCCACCACTTCCATCACCATTGATTGGAACAGTTTCAAACGTACCATTATTATATCCAAAACCAGAAGATGTAATTACAACGGTATCAATTTCTCCAGGAACTGCATTTGTTCTAACTGCAGAGTCTGGTAATACTGGAATATATTCAGAAGAAAAGAATTTTAAAACTTGTGCAACTGGAATAGTGTACATGTATTTCCATCTATATCCATCTGCTGTTGAAACAATAGATGTTGAAGTTCCTGTTGGTTCAACAGTAGATGGTTTTCCGTTTGGATCTGATGGAGATGTTCCATTGTATATGCACTTGTATACTTGATATGAGGAATTAACAACATAAAAGTCTGCATCATATAATCTAGTAGAACCAGATGCTGCTGTTTTTGTGGGAGAATAATCATGTCTGTACATGTCATAAACAAATCCCAATCCACCAGTAGTTTTTTCTGGAGGTGTCCAATCAATTCTACGAACAACTTGAACAGTGTCATTTGCAAGAACTCTTTTCATAGAGATCATGTCATCATATACATCACTATACTCAGAAAAACTATCAATTGGTTCTGGAGGATTATTTTCAGATTCCCATTCTTGTGGTCTACCAATAAACACATAAAGTCTATCTCTGGTGCTGCCAGCAGCAAGATCTGTTGCCTCAGGATTTGGTCCTTCTAAAGACTTAATAAATTTCTGTGCGGCATATATTCTAAATTGATCAGTAAGAAGTGCTGACATTGTTAATTCCTAAAAGTTCTGTTTCTTCTAATATATTTATCCGTTAATTTACATCGTTTCTAAACTGAGTATCATAACTAATGTTCAAAATTCTCCATGAAGCACCATTCTGACCAATAAGTTTTTCTCCACCCAAGATTGCTTGAGCAACGACTCCTGTTCCTCCACCGCCAGTAAATGATACTGTAGGAGGAGTTTCATATCCATATCCACCATTAGAAATGACGACGTTATCAACCTGGTCTGCCAGTAATACGGATGTTGCAACTGCAGAAATAACTCCATTTGTTTGGAATACTACATTGGGTGCAGTTGCAAAATTGTTTCCTCTAGATAAAATTCTAACATCTACAACAGTTCCAGTATCTGAAAACTTATGTAAAGATCCAATTGTAGGATTACCAGTGTCAAATGCTACAACGTCTTTTAATACAAGTATTAAATTAGTAGGATCCCAAGATACTACTGTAGCTTGAACTTGAGAACTATTTCCAGTGACTGTTTCTCCTGGTATAAACGTAATGCCATTGTTATTACTTGGATTCCTATTATCAAGTTTAACAGTTAGTTGTACTTTATGATCCAAACCTTCGTTAAGATTACTTGCATCCGAAACCGTAGAAGTTTTAAATGGAACACTAGAATCTTTTATGGTATCACCAACTTCAAATAGTGTGGTATTTTGCCCACCTTCAGTTTCTTCAATACCATAAAGTGTAGATGCTATACCCCCATCTAAATTTATCTGATCTTCATAATCAGTTCCTGTATTTATCAAATCGGGCAGACCATTACCATCACCGTCTAATTCATCATCGTCCTCAAATGCTTTATCAAGTTCAAATGATACAGGTACAGTTAATTTATAGATTATAGAATCTTCTTTATCAATTACGACATGTGGAAGATCAAATGTTCCTGTTGAATCAGCAATTCCAGCATCAAAGACTACATTAGATTTTTCTCCTGGTAAACCAGCATCAATAAATGCAAGTTCATCAACTTGGAATACTATAAAAAGTTCTTTGGTTGTTGGATCCCAATCATAAACTATGGCAATTTTATTTGACGCATTTTCAACGACTCTGACAATTGTATCACCAATATTAAATACATATCCACTGATGCCACTAACAGGATCATCTTGAGTGTTATCTAATATAACTCTTTGGTCATATCTTAAATTGATTCCTCTTGTTAAACCAGTAAATCTATTACTGTCTTTTCCTGTATATCTAAGTAATTCTTTTCCTAGTAGCAAAACTCCAGACCCTGGAAATCCGTCAGTAGAAGAAACAAAAATTTGAGTATCTGCTCTACCAACGTTTCTAGATATACCAGAAAAATTAAATTTCTCTGAATTAAATGCCTGTCTATTTCTAGAAATTCTTTTTAATTTTACATTCCTAGCAAAAACAACCTTTGGTGATGAAGTATAACCTTTACCAGGATTTTCTAAAATTATTTGATCAATACTGCCTTGACTTATAGTTGCTCTTGCCCTTGCTCCTAAACCTCCACCACCGACTAGTAAAATATATGGTGCTTGTAGATAGAACTGCCCTGGATCACTAATAGTAAAGTTTGGAGAAACAATTCCAGCAGGATCAATATCCGCAACACCTCTAGCACCTCGTCCGCCACCGCCAGTGATACTTAAAAACGGAGGTTCTTCATAACCACTACCTTTATTTAAAATCGATAATCCAGTTACTGTTTTTGGTACAGATTTAACTACTGCTCCAGATCCTTCGCCTCCAACAACTTCAGTATCTACCTCATAAAATTGCTTATCACCACCCCTAAGAACTTTGATGTAATCGACAGTGCCATCTGACTTTAGGACAACTTGTGCCTCTGCTTCATCTGGAACTTCAGAGTCTGGATTTGGCAATATTGGAGTAAAGTTAACTCTTAGCGGATCGTATCCTTCTCCAGGATCTACTACTCTTACCGAAACTATTTTACCATCATCTATTATTGGTCTTAGAATAGCATCTCTAATTGGTTGACCACAATGCTTTACAACCAAAATAGGTGGAAGTGTTGAGCTATACCCAG